ACGAAATCAACAGACTAACGAAGTTAGTCTTAAAAGAATGGCATTCCTGACTTTTTAGTTGTTTCTAGATTATCTTTAACTATCTTTGAGATCATTGTACGTTCGTCTGGACTGAGCATCATGCCTTCGTTATACGAAATACTACCTCGCATGTACCAACACAACTTTAATACTTCTTCTTTTATGGCTTTTGACTGATTTTCCAGTTGGTTAAAGTAGTCTAGCATGTCATCACGTGACATGGTCAAAAGCCTTAGACGAAAAAATGACTGTTTTCAAACGTCAATTCTGTTTTATAAGATTCTTTGCATTCTGTACACTCGATTTCTAAATCTTGAGTTTTGTTTGCCAAGCCAATCTTTTCTACGTGTGACTTTAATATTTCGTACGTTTTCCTATCACAGTTGTCGATAAATTCCCTTACGTGGGCAGTATTTGACACAACATCATCATCAACAACAATACTTTCAATCCCGTCGATTAATGCCTGCACTGTTAACTCTGTGATTTTAGGCAATAGTTTCTTAAACTCTGATTGTTTTTGGTCATCAGACACCTCACTACTTGAAATAGTTCTAAGCAAACTCTGCTGTTCGAATTTCGCTTGATTTATTGAATTCAAGCTCTGGAAACTCTGTGGCTTGAACTTGAAAGTAAGTTTTTCATGTGTTAGATCGGGGTACGATGGCGGTGGTAATGTATCCAACAGTTGTCCTAGATCAACTAAATTTTCATTGGTTTCGTTGCACTTTGGACATAATGATGAAATTTCCATGTCGTTGCCGTAGCTGGTTAATCTAATAGCAATCAGTATAGGATCAAGGTCGCATATAGGAATTAGCCAAGCACTTTTGATGCTAGGAATACAACTTTGTATAACACTAACAACGCCATCACCGTTCATTAATGCGTCTGGTGTTTTTAGCACTAGTTCATCTTTAGCAGTCATTGGATAAACAGGTAACTCGCCAGTTTCGGGCATGTCTAAACTACCTGCAGGCCAGTTGTTGCCCCCTGATGGCAATCGCAAATGTATTGCAGGTTGCCTAAAGTGATTCGCTAAGGGATTAATTGATGGAGTAGTTATCATAATGGTTTTTTATTCCTATAAATATAATTGAGCAAAATTATTTATGGTGCAAATTTATGGCAGTTAATATTAATATCCCGAAAATTGGTACAGTAACAGCAGACAATGCCGCTACAGAAAGCACCTTACAGGCGTTGGTGCAAGTTATCAATCAAAATATGGGGCAACAACGCCGTCAGGATTCTGATACCGCTGCCGCGCTAGGTGCAACCGAAAGAGGTGCCCAGGGAACTGCTATTGCTATGGGTGTGGTTGCAGGGAAAACTCGCAACGTGTCCGAATCCATGGCACAGTTCTCGGAGGCGATTAATAAAGATATTGCAGACGCTGGCGGTAACCTAAGATATGTGTTTGGCGATGTGACCAGATTAATGGGTACATTTGCACTAACATTGACTAGAGCAACAACTTCGTATGCAACCAATTACAAATCAATTGCAAGCAATCCGATAGGCGCCGCTGTTAACACCACAGCAGGGGCTATTGATTTGTTTACTAGGACAGCTGAGAGTGGTGGCGGTGCTTTGCAGAAACTTGGACTAGCAAGTATGGCTACACTAAATCCAGTGGGTATGCTTGCTGGTGCGGCTATAAATGTTGCTGGATCTATAACTCAGAAATTAGCCCCAGTAATTGGTGCTGTAGCACAGCAATTAAACACCACGTTTGGTAAAGAACTATCACAAACTGTGGACAACTTTAGAACTTTATCAGCGTCAGGTGCTATATTTGCTGAAGGCATGACAGAAATGCGCAATGCCGCACATAGTTCCGGTATGTCCATGGATGTTTTTACTAGAGGTATTCAACAAGCAGGTGACAGTGTACGCAATCTTGGTTTGGGTTTTTCTGGTGGTGTTGGATTAATTTCTGACGTTGCACACGAGTTCTCATCAAATTTCAATCAGAATGGGCAAAGTCTAACTACGCAGATGCTTAACTTGGGGTTTGGCTTTGAAGATCAAATTGCACTTACTGCTGAGTACATGAGCAGTCAACGAGCAGGCATGACCCAGGATCGAATGCGAACCATGACTCAAAAAGAACTAGCATTGGGTACTGCACAGTATGCTGAAGATTTAACAGTACTGAGAACCTTAACCAAAGAAGATGCCAAAGCCGCGGCTGAGCGAGCTAGAGTTGCCAGCATGCAGGCAGACATAATGGCACAACTTGATCCAGAGTCTGCGCAGAGATTCCAAGGTGTAATGAGAACAATGCCAGCTGAACTGCAAAAAGCCTTTATGGAACAAATGAGCCTAAGCACAGTGGTTGATGCGGCATCTAACATATTCCTCAGCCAAAACGAATCGGCTCGAGCAGGATTAGCTGAAGCAGAACAGATTGTGCGCAACAGTAGCATGACCTTGGGTGAATCGCAGGAAGCACAAGCAAAAATAAATGCTAGAATATCACAAGAACAGCGTGATATGTCCAGAAATGGACAGGTTGCTATTAACCAAGCGGCAACTGCAGGCATTGGCGGAGTAATTGGCGAAGTAGCTGGTATGATCAACGGCATCATAACAGGAACACTGTATGATGAAAAAACTGTTGACGCAGCCGCAGGCGCTGCCGAAAGAGCCAGAGCATCAACAGACGATCTCACAAATACAACAAACGCTATAATAGCAAACAGTCAGGCGTTTGCTGTTGAAATGGAAAATCTGGTCACTGATTTTTTGCCAACATACAGTAAAACTCTCAACATGGTTAACGAAGCCATGTTTGGCATGACAACATTCATGCTAGACATGATTCCAGGGGTCGACACAGAAGCCAACTTTAAGGAACAAAATCAGGGTGGGTATTCCCAACAAGGTGATCCCAAATCTTCATCAGGACAACCTATCAAGTACAGTGCACCTGTGACACCAGGCAAGGGGACAACCACGGATATGACTGCCCAAGGTGCCGCGCAGTTGAATAAGCGGATAGTTGACAATACTAAACTAAAAGAAGAGAAGAACAATGATGGTGCAACTGATGATACTAATCAACAATTTGTTGAACCTATTGTTGCAAAAATAGCAGAGACAAGTGCCCAGTCTGAAAACTCAGCTCAAACACTAATTAATAAAGTAGACGAGCTAACAACTGCATTAAAAGATAGCGAAACAAGAAACAGAGAAATACTAGAAGCGATTGCTACAAACACCGGTAATCAGACTGATCAGACGAGAAAGTATCTAAGTTGGAATAACTAGTAGCGTACTGAAAATAATGGTTAATGTATAAAGCAATAAATACATAACAATCACGGAATCCTAAATGACCTGGCGTAAATATTTTAAAAGTAGCAACATACCTAGCAACGTAAGTCCTATAGGCAGTGGCCGTAGCAGTGGTGCAAACCCTGACTATCGCAACTTTGAAAGCAACTTGCCTGAGGTATACATTGGACACCCAAACCGTACTGAACGTTATAATCAGTACGAGCAAATGGACATGGATTCTGAGATCAATGCCGCACTGGATATCCTCGCTGAGTTTATGACTCAAAGGAACGAGTCCAACGGCACAAACTTTGACATACACTTCAAAGAAACTCCCACAGACAACGAAGTAAAAATCATCAAAGAGCAACTACAGCAGTGGGTTGCATTAAATGAATTAAACAAACGCACATTTAAAATCATACGCAACACCATCAAATACGGCGATCAGGTGTTTGTGCGTGATCCAGAAAACTTCAAGTTGATGTGGGTAGAGATGGGCAAAGTTACCAAGGTTATTGTTAACGAAGCAGAAGGCAAAAAGCCAGAGCAGTATTTAATTAAAGATATTAACCCTAACTTTGAAAATCTCACAGTTACAGCAGTAGCCGCAACAGACACATACATGAATCATCCGCAGATAGGTGGAGCTAGTGGTGCTTACACACAGCCAAACACTCCGTATTCAGGAGGTAGCAGATTCAGTCATGCGCAAAACGAAACTGCTATTGATGCACAACACGTTTTACACCTTAGTTTAACAGAAGGTTTAGATGCATATTGGCCTTTTGGTAACAGTGTATTAGAAAACGTTTTTAAGGTTTACAAGCAAAAAGAACTGCTCGAGGATGCTATTCTTATATACAGAATACAGCGAGCACCGGAGCGTAGAGTATTCAAAATTGACGTGGGAAACATGCCAACACACATGGCAATGGCTTACGTAGAACGTGTTAAAAACGAAATACATCAACGACGTATCCCAACACAAACAGGTGGCGGTGCTAACATGATGGATGCTACATATAATCCATTATCAATGATGGAAGATTACTTCTTCCCACAAACAGCAGAAGGACGTGGTAGCAGTATTGATGTTTTCCCTGGCGGTCAGAACCTAGGTGAAATTACAGA